CGTCCGGGGCGGCGAAGCCGACCATGTTGGTGCGGGGCGGGCTGCCATCGGACGGTCGCCAGATGCACTCCTTCAGGAGACCGGCGTTGGCGGCGGCTTCGTAGAGGGTTGTCACGATGTCCATGGTCACCCCATCGTCAGCTTGACCAGCACGCCCGGACGCAGACACATCGGCAGCGGGTTGGACTGGGTGTGCACATCGGTGCCCCGGCCGAACTGGCGTGGCTCCTGCTTGGCGTACAGCGGCTGACCAAGGGTGTTGACGGTCTCGTTGAAGTCAGCCGGCGCGAAGTAGGTGCTGAAGGTGTCGATGGTGCCCACCGGGAAGACGTGCGCCTCGCTAGGTTCGATGAAGCTGCGCACCTTGCCCGACGCATCAGACGCCTTCCCCCGGTACTCCTCGAAGGTGATGCCGCCGAACTCGAAGCCGCTTCGCATGTCGTTGATCAGCACCACGCCTTCACGCCAGCGCGAATAGGCCTCCTTGACCGTCTTGTGGCTGATCAACGCCTTGAAGAAATCGGTCGAGCACAGGCAGTGCGCGCCGGTCATGACTTCGCCGAGCAGGGAATCCTCGATCATGCCGAGCACATCCGTGCATTTGTTCCGAACCTCGGTCTTGTCGACGCCCAGCTCGAAGTTCACCACCTTCTGCTGGATGCGGAACTCCTCGAACAGGTTGTAGAGGGTCGAGCCGTCTGCGTCGAGGATCTCGCCCTTGAGCGCGCCCATGCGCAGGTGTTCCAGCGTGATGGCGTGCTTGTTGCGCATCGTATCCAGGCGCTCGGCCATCACGTTCGACACGGATTCCAGTTCGGTCTCCGAGCCGAAACCACGCAGGCCCTGGACCGCTTCGGGCAGCACCACGTCGTCGTGCGGGATGTGTGGGATGACGAAGGAGCGCACGTTGCGCCGGCCACGCGTGCCGACCGTGCCGGGCGAACCTGGCGGCAGCGTGGGCAGCAGCGTCAGCACGCCCTCGCGCTGCTCCACGATGATCTGGCGCGTGCGCACGGGCTTGGGCGCAAACAGATTCATCTGCTCCAGCTTGCCGTACCGGTTCGGGATCAGGTTGATGGCGGCCGTCATCGACGCCATCTCGAAGGCGGGATTGGTGAATGGATTCTGCATGATCGATCAGGCTCCGACGCGCACCAGGACGCCCAGTGCCTTGAGTTGAGAGAGCGCGGCGTGCTGCTCGACGGCGGCGATGCCGGCGGGCCACTGCAGCGCGTGGGACGCGACGATGGCGTGGCGCGCGACCATCAGGCCGTCGTCGCGGTCGGCCAGGTGGGCGTCGCACGGCTGCATCAGCACACCGGCGGCGTACTGGCTGCCATCGGTGGCGGACGGATCGAGCTGCTTGACCTTGCCCGTGGCGGTCACCATGCCGAGCACGGTGCCGAGCGCCAGGCTCTGGCCGGCGGCCACGGTGACGCGCTCGCGCGAGTACAGATTGGGCGCCTCGTACTTGAGGAGGTCGCCCAGGTTCAGTGGTTCTTGAAGAACAGCCATGTGGTTCGGTTACTGGATGCCCAGGCGCTTCTTGACGGCCTGGAGCAACGGGTTACGGGGAGAGGCCGGGTAACTGGCATCGGCAGAGAGCGCCTGCGCGTGCGGATCGATACGGCTGGCGATCTCGGGCGACGCCTCGGCACGCGCGGCCAGCAGTTGGCTGCGCACGCGTTCGGGTGTGGCGCGCGCCTCAAGAAAGCCCGCGATCAGGTCGGTGCGGCCAGCCAGCGTGCACAGCTGAGCGATCTCCACGGCGTCGGTATGGCTGGCGACGGGGGCTGCCGGCGGCGAAGCAACAACCGGTGGTTGGGCGTTGGTGCCGATCGCGTCCGCAGCCGGCACGCTGACAGCAGCGGGATCAGGTTGAGTGGTCATGGAACAGTTCATCTGGAGGTTGAGAGAGGGAGTGCGCGCGGATGCGACCGGCGCAGGAACAGAAAGGGATGCGGTGAGCTGGGCGAGCGCGTCGTCGAAGGTGCCGACGGCATCCGCCAGCCCTGCGGCAACGGCGTCCTGCCCGAAGAACAGCCCTGCCTCGGTTGTCGCCACCGCGTCGGCCGTAATGCCGCGGTAGCGCGCCACGGTCGCGACGAACAGGCCGTAGATGCGGCTCACCTCGGCCTGCAGCTGCGCCTGCGCTTCGTCGGTAATCGGCTCGTGTGGGTTGAGGTCGTTCTTGCGGGCGCCGGCAAACACCGCCGTGTAGCGAACACCGTCCTTTGCGTCCTTGACGGACTGGTCGACGTGCATGGCGATGACACCAATCGAGCCGACCCCGCCGGTGCGCGAGACGAAGACCCGCGACGCGGCACAGCCCAGCGCATAGGCGGCCGAGAACGCCATATCGTTGGCCACAGCCCAGACGGGCTTGATGGCGGCGGCGGCGCGGATGCGGTCGGCCAGATCGAAGACGCCACCCGACTCGCCGCCGGGGCTATCGACATCGAGCAGGATGGCGGCCACACCGGGGTCGGCCAGGGCCGCGTCCAGTTGATCGCCGATGGCGGTGTAGCTGGCCAACCCCGACTCGGCCTCCAGGCCCACGGTGCGCCGCACCAGCGTGCCGTGGATCGGGATCACGGCGATCTGGGCATTGCCACGGACCGGATTCCGTTCGGGCAACGTGTAGTCGCCCGGCGGCGCCAGTCCGGCCAGGCCCACGCGCGGGCCGAGCACCGACAGGATCACGTCAAGTTTGGGGCGATCAATCGCCAGCGGCACGCCAAACAGGCGTGTCGCCAGATGAGGCAACAGGGTCATAGGAAAAAACGTCAGGCTGTAGCGACGGACTCGCCAGCGTTCGCGTTCGAGTCGGTGCGGGGTGTTGCGGCGGCGCCATCCTTGGCGGTGTGGCGCGGGTCGGAATCGAAGATCAGCCCGAGCTCGTCGGCACGGGCGTTGTCGGCGGCGATCTCGTGGTCGATGTCCTCGGCGTCGTAGCCGAAGGTGGAAATCGCTTCCGACCGGCTCATCAGGCCGGCGCGGATGGCCAGCAGCATCGCCTTGAACTCCTTCTCGGGGTCAACCCACTGCCAGCCCTGCGGGATCCATTTGACCTGCAGGTATTGGCGGCGGCGAGCCGCCCCGCCGCGCGCGAAGCCGGGGGCGATCAGCGCACCGGAGAGCACCGCCTGCTTCATCCAGACGGCCCACACCGGGCGGCACATCTGGTGCACCAGCACGCTGTGCTGCACCATCTCGCAGCGACGACGGAACTCCAGCAGCCCCGCGCGGATGGACGAGTAGTTGACGCCGGTCAGGTCCCCCGTCAACTGCTCGTAGGTGATGCCAAGCGCTGCGGCCACCGCACGGAACTGCGTGCGCAGGAATTCGCCATAGGAGCCGCCGACATCGGCCGGATCGGAGAACTTGATGTCCTCGCCCGGCTCCAGAATCTGCAGCGTCCCCGGTTCCAGCCCCACCAGCGAGATGCCGGCCTCGTCCGGCAAACCCTCGCCCATCAGGTTGTCCTCGGGGCTCTGGCGCGTGACGAATCCCGCGAACATCGCCGCGGTCTTCTTGCGCACCAGTTCCGCGTCGTCGTACTGGTCGAGCTCGTTCAACTTGACCAGCGCCCGCGAGAGCCACGGCTCGCCCCGGATCTGGCCGGGCCGCAACACGCGGTACAGGTGGATGATCTCGCTCGCGTCGACCCGCACCGTATCGAGCCCGCCCTGCCCCGACATCGGCGCCAACCGGCCATCGTCCGGATGCGAGCGGTACAGGTGGTAGGCCACGCGCCGACCCAGCCCGTCGAATTCGATGCCCGAGCGCACCACGTTGCCCGGGCCGGAGGCCCCTGCGATTGGCGGCAGGTCGACGTTCAGGGTCATCGGCAGATGCTCGGCCTCCAGCAGTTGAAGCTGCAGCGGCACGGTCAGGCCGTCCTCGGGGCGTCGCGGGCGCAGGCGGATCAGGCACTCGCCACCTTCCAGCATGGCGCGACAGGCCAGCGCCTGCAGGCCGTAGAAGTCGGTCTGACCGGCGGCGTCGGCTTCTGCCGTCCAGTCCCGCCACAGCGCCTGCACGTCGGCCTTGAAGGCGTCGTCGGTGGACAGGCTCTGCGGCTTGATGCCGGTGCCGACCGCGTTGGCGACGAACGCCTCGATGCCGGCCTGCGCCCAGGCGTTGCGCCGGACCAGATCCCGGCTCTTGATGCGCAGGTCTTCGCCACTGGCGAGCAGCGCCGCCACGGCGCCCGGATTGCCGGGCCGCCAGGCGAGCGACCGCCTACCCCGGCCGGCGGCCTCGTGGGCCGGCGCCTGGCCGAACAGGCTTCGGATCCGACCGAACCAGCCGCCAGATGCTCGGCCAGAGGGTCGAGATACAGCCCGAGCCATCAAAAGCCTTTGCCGGTCGTGACGCGGATCTGGCGCGGGGCGCCCGGCCAGAGGCCGGTTTCGGCGGCCTGCTCGAACAGACCGCGCCGGACCTCGCGGATCGCGATCTTGAGCTCATCGACCGTGCGGTACTCGACGGATTTGTCTTGGAAGGTGACCCGGCGCTCTCCCTTGGCGAGCGCGGCCTCCAGCGCTTGCAACTGCGCTTCGGTATATGCCATTCAGCGGTAAACCATCAGGTTGAATTCAGACGTGTCCGATAGCGTCCCGGCGGCGGTCGTGCAGATGACCTCCACAAACGCCTCGGTCTTGGCCTCGGAGCGCACGCGGGCGGCGGCGGCCTTCATGGACGACTGGCGCCCAGCGTTGCGGGCAAAGGCCACCCAGCAGTAGTTGTCGTCGGACATCGGCTCGGCGAAGACCACGCGGTACTTGCCGGTAGCCAGGCGCGCGACGCTCTGGACGTTGAATGCCGACCGGATCACCGCCTGGTCGCCTTCCGTGCCAAAGCACACCCAGGCGCGGGCCAGGCCCGGGTGATCCGCCGTGATACGGGCGCGGACCTCCTGGGCAATTGCGGCGGCGAGCTCGGCGATGTTCCCGGTCAGCGACATGGCCGCCGGATCAGGCGCCGGTCAGGGCCGCCTCGAAGACCGGCACGAAGTCGGTCTCGGGGTCACCGATGGCGGCGGCCGCTACCGCGCCGATGTTCTGGCGGGCCTGGGCCTGCTCGTCGGCGGTCAGCGCCTGCGCGGCGTCGAAGCGCACACGGCGGTCCACGGCGGCCAGCAGCGCGGCGATACCGCTCTGGTCCTTGAGGATCGCCTCCTGCAGCTCCTTGAGGGTGTCGAAGGCCGCGTCGGCGCCGCCCAGCAGGTCGGCCTTGAGCGCGTCGAGCAGGCCGGTGATCTTGGTCGCCGAGAAGGTGGTCGTGGTGCCCGCCGCGTTGGCGTCATCGATCAGCGCGGCGCTGGCAATCTTGTCGAACTGCGCACGCAGCTCGTTGATCGCCGAGACCAGACTGGTCTTGTCGGTGGTCGACAGCCGGGCCAGCGTGCCGACCTGGTCGTGGATGGTCTTGAACTCCGACGCCAGACGCAGGACGAGGGATTCGATGCGAGTCTGCAAACTCATGGGGGATGAACTCCGGGTATCAGGATGAGGAGCACCGGGGTGCTCAGGACGACAGCCAGCGGCTCTTGATCACGCGCCGGCCGGCTTGGCGGACCCCAGGACGGGGCCCAGAAACGGCGATGCCACCGCGAGGGGTGGCATCTGTGGGCGAACTCAATTCGATTGGGGACGGTGTGTCCGGCGGCGGCGCCAGACCCAGTTGCCGCTCCAACTCGCGCCAGTGACGCTCCTCGAAGCGGTCGAGCCCGGCGGCGCTCGCAGCCGCGCGCGCGTAGACGTAGCAGTCCAGTGCCTCATTGCGCTCGCGCATCTTCTGCCACGCGCGAATCGGGAAACCGCTCCGGTCACGGCGGGTGATCAGCTGCTCGGCGCACAGCTGCTGCAGGAACTCCGCATCGATCTTGGGCAGGTGCACAAACCCGGTCGGGAACGCGATGGTCGCGCCATCTTCTGCCACGTCGGCGGCTTTGCGCAGGTTGTTGTAGAACTCCAGCTTGGCGATGCCGACCGCCACCGTGAACACCTTGATGCCGCGGCGCAACTTCTTGCCGTTGCGCGTGACATCGACCGCCGTCGGCGTGCCGATCAGTGCGGCGCCACGTGCCGTGCCCTTGACGGCCATCACACGGACATCGCCGCAGGCGCGTACAAAGGCATAGGCTTCCTGCGTGGCGAAGCCGGTATCGAGCGCCAGGCGCGCGAGCGGCATCGTTGCGCCGCTGGCGTGCGTCCACTGCTCTTCGACCAGTTCGGCGAGCCGCTTCCACACCGCGTCGCGGGCGGTGTCGCCCATCAGCACGCGGTGCTCCACCAGCCACGCTTCCCTGCCGCGCCCGAAGGCCCAGATCGAGACTTCGATGCGGTCCTTCTG